TGAACTATTAATTAAAATGCGATATTCAGATGATGGGCTCACCTCTCGTCTGCCGACAAACACAGTTTTTTCAAGACCTTTTGGTCCTAATATTTTGACGGCAACTTTTTTCGTTAAATGGTCCTCTATACCGTACCAATAGAGTTTTGCGAAGCGCTTATACCCCTTTGTATACGACTTATTTAGGAGATTGAACTGGTCTGCTGCTTGTGCGATGTTGCCCTCATAAATGCCGACTTTGTCTTCTTCTGCAGAGCCCTTAACACCAGACGTGACTCCTGATTCAGTCTGTTGGATTTGTTCGAGCTTATCGTAGACACTAAGAGGTGTATTGATACTAGGTGTCTCAACAATTTGGAACGCTTTATTAACATCCACGCCGGACTTAAATCGAATAATTCCATTCCTCTTATACACAAGATCGGCCAAACTCTCGATGGTTGAGGTATCAACTTTCTTTTGTGGCTTATTAATCTGCTCTGCATTATCGAGCATTTGATTGATAGACACTGTCTGCGCCATAAACACCTCACGCACGCCATCGGCATAGCTCGGAGTCCAGAACTCAGTTAAGTCGACGATTGAAGCATACGACCAGAAAGGCCACATCGCGTCTTTCAGTACTTTATCCTTCTTGAAAATGTCTGATAGTAATTCACATCGAATTGCTCTTTTGCCGTCCTCACTCAATAGGAGATAATATCTTTCGCCCTCATAAGTGGTGTACCACTCCCAGAACTTATACAGATCAGGGTCCTGAATTTGTTTATTGTCTGCTGTTCCGATGTATGAGTAACGATTCTGCTTGTTGAGTTCCTCTTGATTCACAGCTGCAGGATTACCCGCGCCAGAAATTAAAAGATTAGTTTCTTCTTTGATATATATGTCGTCCTTTACACCTTCTTTGAGGTCCCACTTATTTTTTTCAATACCATAACGGCCGAGATAGTGTGCGCGGTCGATGTCTATGCCTCCAGCTTTTGGGTCAATTAAAAAATCATAAACGTCTACACTCTCGAGATATGAACAGTATCCATCATACGAGTCAGCGTGGTATGCAAAAATAGCTCTGTCATAAAGGACGAGCTGTAATTTTCCTGCTAAATCTTTGATATCCCAATCTCCAACGTCCGCATCTCTTTCCTTTAGTGCATTAAGTAGCTGTGCTCGTTTTAAATCAGCGACAGTACCTCGAGCAAATTCAAATGTGATTGGTGAATCAATCTTTGAGAGCAATGACCGAACGAACGACTTCATTTTACCTAAGTCGACGTTTGCACGCGCTTGGAGTTGCGATTGTGTGCCTACCTGATGATTATCGGCGCGTTCAGCACCTGCCTTGAAATTGCCGTAGAACATTGACTCGTTTTTATGCCAACGAGTGATTGCTCCTTGTTTCCAATTACGAGCAGCATCCATTTCGCGCAACGCTTGGACGACAATCTTATCTCTTTTTACTTTTGTTATATTAGCCACTAGAAAGACCCCCCTTTCTTTACTTAATTGAATAACCTGCTCGATCTGCAATAAACTGTTTCGCTAGTCCTCGATAATCCTTACCGTGTTCTTCAGCAGAATAAATACGAATAATTTTACCAAATGAATCAAAAACACAAACTTCTTTGTTAGTTGCATCGACTTTCTCTTCACTCACCGTGTCTGGTGCAGCAATAACATCAGCTTCAATATCTACTTCTTCTACGTTTTTTGCTGGTCGTTTCATACTATTTTGATTACTTATCTGTTAATTATAACACATTTTTAAACACCAATATCAGTAAACTGCACAGAGTCGTCATAAAGGTGAGAGATATCCTCTGGTTCTTTGTGATAAATCTTATTAATCGACACAAGAGGGTAAATAATTGCGTCCATTGCATGTTTCCATGTGTTATCAGGGAAACCTTTTGGATTTCCGTCCTTATCTTCAGCCCATGCCCAGTTTTCATAGCACTTCCACACGTTTTTACTACTCTTTGTCACTGAAATCTGTAGGCCTGACACAACTTTTATACCAAAAACAACACTATCAGCACCTTTATCGGCCCCCACGATATCCACGCCGTAGCTTCTTATTTCAGCAATACTTTTAGGCTCTGCACTGTCAGCGACAGTTATAGCTTTTTTTGTTTGTGATAAAATTACCTCTGCAATCAATTGGTTCTTCTTCTCTGTTCCATAAGCAAGCTCGTCAACGATATACCCGCCATTGTATTCATAAACAGCCACGAGTGCTGCAGGGTCTGGAAACCAGCCAAAATCAAGGCCGTACGCCACAAGTCGCGCCTCGTGCGGTACCTCGTCAATTTGTTTCCAGCCACTAAATATTTTTCCTCGTACTGTCTCTGGTACAAGTCCACGGATCATTTGATTGTAATATGACGGCTTCGTTTCCTTATACGCCCGGTACCTCCGCGTGGTGTGCTCATCGAGGTTGGGTAAATTGTCTTCAAACGTGCCGAATATAAACTCGACGTCGTCCATTCCTGGCTTTAACTTTGGTATATAAAAATCAGGCACGTCGCACGGCAACAAATCAAACCAGCGCTGAATAATCCAATGAGTCTTTGGTGGCGGATTCAGGGTCAAGATAATTTTGATATCACCTTTGATTGTTCTCAGTGAGTCATCAAGAGTCATAAACTCCTGCTCGCCTATCTCTTCTGCTTCTTCAATCCATACCGTGTTATATGAAGCAATAGACTTAAGCTTCGCACTATGAGATGTACTAGACGCTCTAAACCCGTGCGCGTGGAGACTATTATCCCCGTACGATACCTGCATGTTGTTGTCTGTAATTCTCATCGCGCCTCTTATATCCTCGTCTTGCTCATTGAGACGATCGTTAATTTCACGCCAACATGAGTGTCGGATGTCGTGATGGACCGCACGCATTAAAGCCGCGCGCAGGTATTCGTCCGCGGGTATTCGTGACACTAGATATTGTGATACAGCTGTTGAACGTCCTGCTCCTCGTCCGCCCATAACAATGATGTACCTCGCTTTTGACTCCCAGAGGGGTAGAAACCCCGGACGAATAGCGAACTTAATATCCATTATTTCTGTATTGAAATTTGAACACCTTGAATTTTAATGGGTCCGCCGTCTTCGCCAGTTAGAGGTTGCATTGGTTTGCCGTGTTTTCTGTCCATGTGGTCTCGGTAAAAGTTATACTCGCCTTTTAACGCTTCACCTGCGCCTTTCATATAAATTCTCAAATTCACTTGAGCAGAGGTCATGTTATTGAGCTTGGCGTATTCCTCAATAGCGTTATTCATTTCTGTTATGTAGCTCAATTTGCCTACAGGTTTACCTTTAAGGTTCCGTTTTGGGTCAAAACCTTTTTTGAATCTAGTATCCAGCTTCTTTTCAGTTATTTCTGAGTCTTTATCCATAGATTAGTTTGGTCTATTCCATTACATTTTACCATAGGATTATTAACGTAGTCTACATATCTCTGAACGATTACGTCTACATATTTAGGGTCAAGTTCTATGCCGTAACATATACGACCTGTCTTCTCTGAAGCTATGAGGGTAGAGCCTGAGCCGAGGAATGTGTCTAACACGATGTCACCTTGCTGACTCGAATTTGTTATTGCTTCTACTACCAATGCTACAGGCTTCATTGTTGGATGTTCGCTACTCTTTGTCGGCTTATCGTGTCGCCAGATATCCGTGTGTTGCTTTTTCCTTATCACTTCACCTTTCCCTATCTTTCCTTCCAGTTTTACCTTAAATCCTGAGAATGTAATCGTTGTTGATTTTCCGTCGTATTCTGTTTTTACTTTACTCAAATCTTCCCACACGTTTGCTATGTCTCGTCTTTGTGTAAAGTAATGATTAACTATTCCGTTTCTCCATCCATAAAGTATAGGCTCGTACGTGTTCTGATAATCAGCACGGCTCAATGTGAAGTTGTTTTTTACCCACATAATGAAAGACTGCCAGTGTCCACCTCCATCCTCAAATGCACTCTTAAGCGAGTCTAGCTCACTTGATGACATACACACATATATTCCACCGTCTGTATTCGCCACGATAGGTTTCATCGCTTTGGTTAGGAATTCTTTGAATGATTCTTTACTCATCTTGTCATTCTTTATCCCCTCTCTTTTGTTTTGTTCGTGGGTACCCATTCCACCTTGGTAGTCCACATTGTACGGAGGGTCTGTAAAGCACATCTGGGCCCTATTGCCCCCACAAAGCCTCAAAACTGGCTCTTCTTGCGTAGAATCGCCACAAAGTACCCTGTGTTGCCCTAATTCGTACAAATCTCCTAGTTTTGAGCGCGCCGGGACGTCCTCTGGGACGACATCGTCTTGATCGTCTGGTTCTATGAGTAAGTCTTTATCAAATCCTGTAAGGTTGAATAATTCTTCAGGTAAGAGTTTTAGGTCCTCTAAAGCTAAATCCATGTCCCACTGACTTTCGTTTAGTTTGTTATCAGCTAGGCGGTATGCCTTTACCTCGTCTTCAGTCAGCGTATCAGCTTTTATAATCCAAGGGTCTTTTATTCCTTCGGGGAATTTCTTATAAGCTAACCAGCGGCCGTGTCCGACAATGATCGTAAAGTCTTTATCTACAACTATGGGTTGCAACCAACCGAAACGTTTAAGCGAATCTGCGATCTGCTTTAGTTGCTTGTCGGGGTGGAGCTTGGCGTTTTTGGCATAGGGCTTGATGTCCATTCCCTTTATTATACCACTATTTTTTTGCGTTCGAGAATCGCCACTTTCGGAATACCGATAACCGCGCGGCGTTTATTACCATGAGTCGTATTTACCTCGCGTGAAATGTATACCGCCTCTTTGTCTTCTTTTATCAAAAATCCAATCGCATCAAATACCACAAGTT